AATCAATTCCATGCGCCGAGAGTTCTACGCAGAAGCGAGGGAAGACGGAGCCGGTCCGAATAATTCAGAATTAGTTGATTTAAGCACTCTTTAATGGGTGCTTTTTTCATACAAAAATTACGCAACGTGAGCGGTAATCACGGAAAGGAGAAAAACACATGGCAAACGAAACTGTGAATCAGGAAAACACGCAGACGGCAGAAGTTGAACAGAAAACCTTCACGCAAGATGAAGTAAACGGTATTGTGGCAGAACGACTTAATCGTGACCGCCAGAAGTTCGCTGATTACGAAGACTTGAAGAAAAAGGCAGAAGAGTTCGACAAACTGCAAGAAGCAAACAAGTCAGAGCTTCAGAAGGCGACAGAACGTGCAGACAGTCTTGAAAAAGAACTCACCGAACTAAAGAAGGCAAACGAAGTTCAGGCTATTCGACAGAAAATTTCAAAAGCAACAGGAGTTCCGACCGAATTGCTTACGGCAGAGACCGAAGACGACTGTTTGGCGCAGGCACAGGCTATCAATGCTTATGCTACACCGAATGGTTATCCTAAAGTTCCTGACGGCGGCGAGGTGGCTCATACTCCTAACGCATCCACGAAGGCTCAATTTGCCGAGTGGTTAGGCAACCAAATTAACTAATTTATGGAGGTAAACAAAATGAGTGGTATTGCTACAAACAGAACTAACATTACTCTTCCTGTTGACGTGTCAAATGAGATTATTGCAAAAGTACAGGAAGGTTCCGCAGTTATGAAACTTGCTCGCAAAATCGAGCTTCCCGGCAGAGGTGCCGCTATTCAGGTTATTACTGCTGATCCTGAAGCAGCTTGGGTAGGCGAAACCAATAAGAAACCCGTTTCCAATCCTGGTCTTGATACCAAGGTTATCCGTGGATATACATTAGCAGTTATCGTTCCGTTCTCGAATCAGTTCAGACGTGATGCGGCTGCTCTGTATGACGAAATCGTTAAGAGAATCCCGGCTGCATTAGGCGCTAAATTTGACAAGACCGTTTTCGGTGGTGTTCAGGCTCCCGGTTCCGATTTTGATACTTTCGCATCTGCAACTGCACAGGACATCGAGACCGATACTTATCAGGGACTCGTTGCTGCACAGGGCGACATCGCTGCTAACGGCGGTATCTTAAACGGAATCGTTCTTGCTCCGCAGGGACAGGGACTTCTGCTTTCTGCTACTGACACGACCAAGAGACCTCTGTTCATCAACTCTGTTGCAGAAGGTGCAGTTCCTCGTGTACTTGGCGCTCCTGTTGAAATCAGCAAGGGTGCATACATTACCGGTGGCACAAAAGACGTTGTTGGTGTAGCTGGTGATTGGAGTCAGGCAGTTTACGGAATCGTTAATGGAATCGAGTTGTCTTACTCTTCTGATGCAACTCTTGATGACGGCAACGGTGGAACAATCAATCTGTTCCAGCAGAATATGTTCGCAGTTCGTGCAGAAGTTGTAATCGGCTTCCGTGCTGATGTAAACGTATTCAATGCTCTGACCAAGGCTTAATTGATGGTAGAGTTCATTAACCGAATCTCCGGCAACAAAATGTTGGTTGCAGAAGAGAGAGTTGAGGAATATTTGGCCGCAGGCCATAAACTTGCGGCGAAATCCTCAAAGCCGGCAGAGGTTGTCGAAGTAAAAGAAGAAAAACCGGTGGAAGTGGTTGAAAAACCGAAGAGACCGGCACGAAAGAAGAAATGAGGTGGATGTGATGGCATACGCAACAGTAGATGATGTCAAAGGCAGAATAACAAGGTCGTTGAGTCCAAAAGAAGAGACGGTTTGCGGAAATCTGCTGGATGATGTCGCAATTCTTATTGATGCATACAATGCTTTAGCATCCGCCGATGCAAAAAAGGTTGTTTCCTGCAATGCGGTTATCAGGGCGCTTGGAAATGGCGATACAGACATTCCTATCGGGGCAACACAGGGCTCGATGTCAGCTTTGGGCTATTCGCAGAGCTGGACTGTTGGATCAGGCGGCTCCGTGGGTGACTTGTATCTCACGAGGAACGATAAAAAGTTGCTCGGTGTTGGCAATTCCATCGGCTCTTATTCGCCGGTACAGGAACTTGTTCCTTCTGTGGAGGATGAATAATGAAAGGTGTGACTGTTACATTAAAATCGAAAACGCAGACGGGAACGGATGGCTTTGGACAGCCGACATATACGACAACAGATATAACGGTTGAGGATGTGTTGGTTGGAGAACCTTCTACGACAGACATCGAGAACACAATGACGATGTATGGGAAGAGAATTGCCTATACATTGGCTATTCCGAAGGGCGATGCGAATGTTTGGGCGAAATCCGAGGTTGTTCTTCCTGCTCCGTGGAGCATGACCTTCAAGGTTATTGGCGATGTAACAGAAGGCATCGAAGAAAACATTCCCCTGCGGTGGAACAGAAAGGTGCATTTGGAGAGGTTGGAAGGATGAGCGACAAAATCAAGGTTGAAGATTTCACACTCGACAGAAGCGGAATCCGAAAGGTACTGCAGTCAGACGAAATGATGTCTGCTTTGAAATCATGCGCAGGAGAGGTCGGGACCGGGGAAGTCGATATGGAATTTGTAGGCTTTGACCGAGCGCACGTTCTTGTAAGGAGTGACGAAGATGTTGATTGAAAAAGTAATACGAGATTATCTGCTTACCAAACTTGATGTGCCTATCTTAACGGAGCAACCGACCGGAAGAGTGAGCGAATATGTCGTTCTGCAAGTAACCGACCGAGGATGGGAAAACCATATCGAATCTGTGACAGTCGAGTTTGGTTGTTATGCAGAGACAAAAATGGAAGCTGCAGAGCTTGATGATGCATTAAGGACGGCGATGTTCGACATCATCGAGTTATCAGAGATTTCTGCATCCAAGTTTGGTGGCGGAAGAGACGACAAGGACGACACACTAAAGCGGTATCGGTATCGTTCTTACTTTAATTTGTTTTATCACTAAATATGGAGGTCAAATAAATGGCAAATAACGCAGCAAACGTATCAACGGGTAAACCTGCCATTGGTGGTGCGATATTCTGTGCGCCTGTTGGAAGCACTCTTCCGACTAATGCATCTGATTCTTTGGATGCGGCATTCAAAGCACTTGGATATGTGTCTGACGATGGTTTAACTAATAACAATGCTCCTGCTACAGATACTGTTAAGGCATGGGGCGGTGATACTGTGTTGACTTTGCAGACCGACAGACCGGACACCTTCGCTTTTACGATGTTAGAGACGAAGGAAGACGTTCTGAAGACGATTTACGGAGACAACAATGTAACTGTTGATAGTAACGGAAACATTAAAGTCGAAGTGACTGCAGAGGCATTAACAGGATATGCATGGGTAATAGATATGGTTCTTACCGGCGACCGTGCAAAAAGAATCGTTATTCCGAATGGTACTGTATCTGATCTCGGCGAAATCGTTTACAAGGATGATGAAGCCATTGGATATGCAGTAACTATTACGGATGTTCCCGATAGCAACGGTGTATATCATTACGAATACATCGCCGCAGCATAAGAAGGAGTATAAACATGGCAAAAATCACAGGC